CTCGATGCTGAATCCCATCTCACGGAATGCAGTACCTGCTGCACCGTCATCAAGTGCTTCAGCAGTAGCGGTTGCTGTTGACTTGCAGGCGTCCCAGACCACCAGTTGTTCCTTCTGCGAAGGGGTTAGCAACAAGACCATAACGGGTCTTGAAGCCGATCTTGGGCTGGAAGCTGTTCTCGCCAACTGCACGAACCATCTGCAGAGGAACGTATGGGCAGTAGAACAGACCTGCATCATAAGGGGAAGAACCCTTATAACCGACAACGTAGTACTGGTTGCCGCTGTTGCTTGCTGCGTTAGCAGCAGTCAGGTTTGCCGAATAAGGATCGATATAAACACGATACTTACCTTGCAGAACACCAGCGAAGGTGTTACCAGTGTCATCAACGTTGAGGTTAGCGTTGAGGGCAGGGGTGTAATCCAGAACACCAGCCATGGTCAGTGCAGAAGCAACGTCTGCAGAGCACATGATGATGTTGCCCTTTCCTCTACGAGTTCTCTGAGCGATTGCGTTCGCATCTCTTTCGATTTGGAACAGCAGACCCTTGAACTTCTCAACAGACCAACGACCGTTGGAGTCGATGTCGAGGTCAAATACACCAGCAGTTGAAGTGTTAGCAACTGCACCTTGCTCAGCAACCTTGTAGATGGTTCTGATAACTTCTCTGTTGATCTCAGCGAGGATCTCAGTGGAGAGAATGTTAGCAAGTTCTGCTTCAGCGTTCAGACCGTGGATTGCCTTCAGGTCCTGAGCAAGCTCAAGGCTGTACTCAGCTTTCAGCGCACGGGACTTAGCAGTTACGGTAACCTTCTCGATGCTGAATGCCATCTGGTTGAAGGCATCATTGCCTGTGCCATCCAGACCTTCAGCAGAGTCGGTACGCATACCCTGACCAACATCGTAGCTGGTTGAGGAAGCGGTGCCAACTGGGTTCAGCAGTGAAGGGTTAGTGCCAGTCTGTGAGGTTGTACCGAGACCTGCGGTAACATCGGAGAAACCGTTAGCATCGTCACGACCCTGAGGCTGACCAGAGAATGCGGTATCTGCTTCGTCGAAGAATGCTTCAGTACCAGACTGATTGACGTAGCGTGAACGCATTGCGAAGATGAGTCCAGTAGGACCACTCATTGGCTGAACGCCTGCGAGGTCATAAGCGACCAGGTTTGGCATCGAACGTCTGATCAGCGAGATCAGAACGGGATCGAAACCAGCGGTAGGACCAGCAGCTGCGGAGCTACCAGTGAAACCACCATTACCAACAGCGTTGGTAGGAGCTTCGGTCAGGAAAGAACCTGACTCAGCGAAAGCATTTTGCTCTCTCTGGAACTTTTCTTGGTTTTCCAGCAGGACAGCGGTTACTGCTCTTCTGTGCGAATCTTTGATTGGATCAAGACCCTCATAGTTGAGGAGAGGTGCCCACTTTTCCTGCAGATGCTCTGATTGGAACATTTGCGTTTACCTTTGGGGAATGTTTACGTTTGATTTAATGTTAAATTCAGGACTTGCTGAAAGAACCCAGTGTCTTCAGATATGCAGACATAGATGGTGAGTATGACTCACTATGTGCAGTGTCTACACCCTCAGACAGTGATTCTGTTTTAGCAGTAGCTGCAACCTTGGAAGAGAAATATGACTCTTTCAGGGTCTCCAGCTTTTCACGATATGTTGTTTCACTTTCAAACTCAACACTTTCGGCAAGTGAAGCGAGCTTCTCTTTCTGGGTCTGTGCAAGACCAGCAGAAACTTGTTCAAAGATACCTTCAGCAACCGACTCAGAGAGGCGCTTGTTTAAAGTGATATTCTTCTCGATCTGCTCGTTGAGTTTTGTCTCCATGTCATCAAGTTTGTCTACCATGCTCTCAAGCACATCATATTTATCTTCAGGGATTGATACATAATGTTCTTCAAAAAGACCTCTCAAACCTTGGAGGAATGATTCGGTCATCTCAGTCTTGAGTGCTTGCTCGATTACGAGTTGGTTCTCAGTGAACCACTCTTCTGCAACATACTCAAGATAAGAATCTACTCGCTCTGCGAGTTCTGCAGTTGTTTCTGCAACTTGCTCAATGAGTTTTTCCTCGTATTGAGCTTCCAGTTGCTCTTTGATTTCTGCAACTTTTGATTTAACAGCGGATTCAAAGATCAGTTTTGCTTTATCTTTGAATTCTTCGGAGAGTTCTTCGTCACCCAGAAGTGCATTGACATCCTCTTCGATGTCATACTCTTCTTCGGAAACTTCTTCAGCAACCTCTTCGGATTCTTCGCTGATTTCGTCAACGATTTCCTCTTCGATGGTTTCTTCTGTCTCCAGTTCTTCTTCTTCCTTCATTTTCTTCATTGATTCTGCTGCTGCAGCTTTTGCATTAACAGCATCCTTCACTGTTTTAAGAGTAGAACCAGGGGTTTTCAAAGCTGCCGAGTTATCGTCGGGCTTATAGTTCTCGGGGGTAGGACCACCAAGATCTTCTACGGAAGCTAACTGTGTTCCAGGATCCGTCATTTTTGGCATTGGATCCGCTGGCTTAGCGCCAGAGTTAACAGCAGTTTTGGATTGCTTTGTGCCTGCTTCCATTTCCTGTAATTCGTTACCACGAGACATTTGAACTCTCCGATTTACCTATGTTTAAATCTATATTTATTTATTAAATAAAAGTTTTGCACCTGTATTATCAGATGCTATTTAAGAAATCTTGGAAAAGATTAAGTTTATGCTCATCCAATCTTCTTTGATCAACGAGAGTGTTGATCTGTTTGTAGGTCCTAGATGCTACTCTCTCACGGAGAATACCACCGTCCCAAACCCATTCCTTACCTTCCATGATACCTTCAACGAAAGCATCAGGAGCGGAAGGATCGGCAACAATGTCTGCAGCGGTAGCGAGATAGAAATCATTCTGTACTTCTGCAGCTCCATTTTTG